TGCTTCATATTCATTATCATTATAAAAGGATAACGATTTTATCCCCTTTGTTACTTTCAAAATAGGTGTATTCATGAAACCAATAAATCCAGTGATTTTCAATAAAGATGGCCATAAACATTCAACCATATTAATGACTAATCCTTTAATGTGACTACCATCTAAATCTTGATCTGTCATAATCAATACTTTACCATAACGTAAATCTTCTATATCTTTGTATGTCTTTCCTGACTCTAAACCAAGAATCTTTTTGATATCTGTGATTTCATGATTAGCATTAATCTTTGTATGACCTTCTCCTCTTACATTGAGAAGTTTTCCTTTCATGGGATAGATACCATAAATATTACGATCATTCGCTGCTAAACCAGATACAATACCAGACTTGGCTGAATCCCCTTCACACAAGATAAGAGTACATTCACTTGATTTTTTTGTTCCAGCATAGTTGGCATCAATTAACTTTAAAACACCTCGAATTGTTTTTGTTTTTGTGCCATCTGTCTTTTTTGATTCTTTCTTTTCTTTCACTTCACTTAATTCGCATGATGTATTGAGAACACCAAGTGCCGCTAATTTTTCAATAAACTTATCACTAACTACACAAGATGAACCAAATTTAGAAGCGGGTGTATTTAGATAATCTTTTGTTTGACTATCAAATGATGGATTTACGATCGTACTGTTTAAGAAGATTGTAAGTTGTTCTTTAATAATAGATGGTTTTACTTCAATCTTCTTTTTCTTCAAAATATACGCAACCATTTTCTTTGTAATTTGTTGAACAATATAATCCACATGTTTCCCGCCTTTACTTGTAAAGATACCATTTACAAATGAAATTTGTTTGAACTCATCACTTAAACAAACACTGTATGACCAACAATCATGAGACTCGCTCACCTTATCCTGATCATTGAATAATTGAATGTATTGTCCGAAATCTTTTACTGGAAGTAAATCTTCATTATATTTTACTTTTACATCCTTTGTGGTAATACCAGCAATATCATAGACACGGCGTTGAAATAACTTCAACATATCATCACTTAATCCTTCTAGTCCAAGTCGTTTGTAATCTGGAATAAAAGATACTCGAGTATACGGTTTCTTTTTACATGGTGTAATTTTTGGTTTATGAATGATATCTAGATTGTTCTCAAATACCTGATGATATTTCAGTTCGCGTTTTGCGTCAACTGTCTCAATCTCTCCCCAAGTTGACCAAATCAATACAAGTTTGAATCCAAACCCATTCTTACCACCAGTAGTTTTTTGTTCCTCTTTATTATAATTAGTAGACGTTCGTAAATGAGCGAAAATAAGTTCAGGTATCCAAATTTTATATGTTGGATGCTGTTCTACATCAATACCATCTCCATTATTTGTCATTGTGATTTTATTATTACTGATTTCAATATGAATAGAGGTAACCACATCAGTGGATTCATCTGTCTTTTTCTTGATTTCAGTACGAACTCGATGATCACGACAATTTGTAATACCCTCATCGAATAACTTATATAGTGCTGGATTATAATCAATATCTTTTTGAACAATAGAACCATGATAAATATACATTGGTCCGCTTACATTTTCAATCGAACCAATGTATGTATCAGGATTATCTAAAATGTGTTCCTTATCTGTTTTCTGTTGATATTTCTCATCTAATGAAGGCGAGCTTGATCCTAATTTAAGTGCCATTTTACTATAGTATTGATTATAATTATTAAATCAATTTTATAATATCTATATATATATGATCAATATGAATGACTCGTTATGTAGACCAAAATGTAATCCAGTATATAATTTACAACAAAATGGAGTTTCTAGAAAAATACTTATTTCTCAAATGATTCAAAAAAGAACCGCAATTAATTATGCAAATTCTGAAATTAATACGATTTATATGACTATATTATCTATCGATCCTGTGGCAAATAAAAAATTATTATTACGTTTAAGATACAAACTTTATATGAAATATTTTCGTCAGCTTATATCATGTGGTAAGCATAATGCTGGAGAAATATATTCAATGCTAGAAAATATAATAGCAAATTTAACAAAAGAAGAATACAATATTGTATTTGACATAAAAACAGAAGTTGTTGTGGTGGTTGATACAACTATAATTATTACCAAAATATTTTATATTTCAGTTGATGGAAATAGAGATTTCTTCTTAATCAAAAATTATAATGGAGAATATCTTTTACCATTCAAGTCGTATGAATTTAATTTGGAAGATCCAAGTAATTTGAATACAAAATTTTGTTTATCTGTCTATCAAAATAGTGTACAAATTGATGGTCTTATATATACAGGAATTCCTGGAACTCCAGGTTCTAAAGTAGTATATACTGTACCTGGTAATACACTATATAGTTTATATGTATTTAATTCTATCGGAACATTTCCATACTCTTGGGGATATGCTCAACCAATAATACCAATCTTATCTATAAATGAAGTACATAGTTATATATCTTATGTACCTCTTATTATGGAACAAATATCATATTTATCTGTTTATTATAATACTTCTCTACGATTTTTAATTCAATCATCATTTATAGAATTTAATAGTAGTGTCAATTATATTTATTTATTTTATTATGGTACGTATTATATACAAGTTCCAAAAATTTATTCATTAGCATTACTTAATAAATCTCAGGAGGATACAGTTCGTTATAGTGGTGATATAAATAAATCATCCACATCTGTAGTAGTTGGTACTGTCAATGATGGCACCTATAATTTTTATTATGATACATTAACTATTACTATTTATGAACCATTTACACCAGTTAGTTTATATTCTCAATTATATGGCTATATGGGTGCGATTAATATAATTACATTTGATAAGTCTGCAGCATCTAAAGCACAACCAGAAATTAGAACTGATCATCCTTTAGATCCAAATGGTATAGAAAAAGTCTATGGTCAAACAAGAGTGTTTGTAGATTATTCAAATAATAAAATTACATTAAATAATGATGTAAATTACACATCAACATCTACCTCTTATGGTGTTTATAATGGTACATATATTTTTTATAGTGATGAACCTATTGCTTTTTTGAATAAAGGTAAAGAAGATATTTTTATTGTATCTGGCCTAAATGGTCGTAGTAGTGCTGGTCCAGATGGAAATACAAATTATGATTTTTATACAGGAGTAATTCAAATAAAAATACTTGGCAATTTCAATAAAATGTCAATGTATACAAACAAGGGTTATTGTGGAGGTTTATATATATTAAATTATGGTAGTTATTATGATAATTATTTGCCGCATTCATATGATTTTACAAATATTATAAAAAGTACATTAATCGATGAACCAAATAATTTCTATACTAATTTTATTGCTCTCAATCCAACAAACAATGTATTTACATCATCCTATCAACAACCAGCGAATACATATAATATCATCACTAGTGATGCGAATAATAACATACTTTTCAACAACAATCCTTATAATTCTATAACACAATATACAATGAAAAATGGTACATATATATTTTTTAATGTTTCTGGATTATTTTTGACATTTATGACAAATAATAAACCAGTAAAATCTGATGGATACAACGCAGGATTTTTTTTCACCACGGCTTCAGCACCAAACAGAGACAAATACATATTTAATATAAGCGATCAAACCAATGTAGATTATGTAACTATTTATTTAAAACCTATTATTGTTACTGTAACAGATAATTTTGGTTATTTAAGTGTATCTACACCAACTGGTTATAATGGAGGACAAAATTTATTAGGATGGGTTAAATAATTTGAATTTTGTTTTTCTTTATTTCTTTCTTTAATTTATATGAAAACATTTGGATCTAGAGCAGAAGTTTTTCACGGTACGGCAAAAAAAACATCAGGCGGTTTAGAAAAAAGAGATTTACTTAAAAATAAACATGGTGAAATTGTATCGCGTAAAAAACATCTCACTGCCAAAAAAGAAAAACGTCTTGAAAAATTTGGTTATTTTGCCAAAAAGGGGAAATTTGGATATGTAAAAAAGGAATCAAAGTCTGGATCTAAATCGAGAAAGTCCCGAAAGTCGAGGTCGTAATTTTAAAATATTTTTCAATCAATGGATAAATATAATCTTCTATTACTAATTGTTTACACATCTCTCCTTCTAATCTGTAATATAAATATTTATCTTTAGGAAGTTTATTTTGAATCGTATAAAAAATAGACGACTCATTAATAGATTGATATGGAAGTTGTACATATCCATCTATACTTAATGCTTGTAAATAAGCATGTATTACCTGAGTTGTAGTTATATATCTAAATTCTTGATTTTTTATATCAACTCGACTCATATTTGATAAATGATGAATAAGTTCTTCTATTTTGTCTCTCTTTTTCATTGGACCAATAATATTTGAATTGTGTTGTATAGAAGTATATCTACATCCTAATTTATTTATAATATAATTTTTGTAATAATTTGTAAATTCATCATGATCTAATGAAAAAATAATCTTTTTATCGAACTCTTTACATAAGAGACATGTCTTAAAAAAAAGATTATTTATTTCATGATTTATTACAAGATCTGAGTTAGAACTTATATTAAAAATAACAAATTGTGTTTGTTGAATAATTGGTCTCAAATTTCCTACAAGACAAAGTCTAAATCGTTCTTGATTTTCAAAAAGTGTTTTACATGAATTTGGTGAAGAACAATTATCAATAATATTAAAAAAATAATTATAAGTTGAAGTAACATCTAACATCCCCCTTCCAAACCAGTTTAGACCACCTATTATTGTAATATCCATATAATAAGATTATAGTATTTTTTATATAAAGATAATAAAAAATACTATAATAATGAATTCGAATGATGTTTTGAAATTAAATGATATGATTCAAGAGGGGAATTGTGTAGATAATACAGAGACTATTCGTCAATTGAAACATAGTGGGCAAATTACAAAAAATTTGAATACTATTTTACGATTAAAAAAAAAACATGAAGAAATGGAGTCATTTGATTTTAAGTCACTTGATAATGAATGTTTGAAAGAGTGTCGTTTTTTATTTGATAATTATACTAGTATTTATAACAAGCTTCTTAGAGGACAGATTGATTTAATCGTGTTTTATAAATTTTTACATTATCTTAAAAAAATTGAAGATGGAGAACTTACTTTTTATCAAGCATCTTTTGAGATTGGGACATTATT